CCGTCGATGCCGTAGCTTGGGGAGTCTTTGGTCAAGTCTTGACCGGATGGCAGGGACTGGTCGATGGGCAGTAGTGCGTTGACCAGCATTGAGCCTGCAATGGTGATGCCCACCGTTAAGCCGTAGCCTAATACCGTCAGTGAGCCGACTGTACCGGCAGCTGCGCCACCCAAAGCAACGGCGGCATACGGGGCTGCTATGGCAATGGCAATCAGCGCCACCATACGCAGCACGCTTTTACCACCACCGCTGCCGGCAGGGACCGGGCACAGCACCACGTAATCGCCTTCGATGACTTCACGACTGGCCCACTGGTCTTGGTCCAGCAATTCCCCGTTAATGGACACCGCCAGGTGCGTCTTGTCGGCGACGATAAGATCGGAAACCTTAACGCAATCACTAAGGGGCACAATCTCACGGCGCTGATCGGACACGTCGAACGGGTTAAAAACCTCAATCAGCGTGGCGGTACGAGAAAAGTCAGTGACCAGTGTATTCATAGATTCCTACCAGCCTTCCAGTCCAGTTTAAAAGAGGTTCGATGCAGACGCCGCCGGAATGCTCCCAGGTGTGAACAAACTCACCGGCGTTGATCATGTAGGCGCAATGAAACATGCCTGGAACACGGAACACCGCGATGGCGCCGGGGCGCACCTCGGTCTTGGTCCACAGGCGCAATTCACTTTGAAAGATGTGGCTCACCAGACGACGATCGTCCGGGCTTCGATAATCCGGTATATCGATGCCATCAAGCGCCATGAAATGACGAATCAGACCGTAGCAGTCGTAGTCGCCCGGGCCGCGCCCGCCCATCTTATAAGGGATTCCGATGTACTTGTGGAAGTCAATATCAGGCATTTCGTAGTCCCGGGTAGCCGCCGTAGTTCGAGGCGTTGCCGTGCGCCACGCAGTCGTCGTAGTCGTACTTGCACGCCGGCATGGCACCAACGTAGCCGCAGTCGGCACTCTTGTAGGAAAACGAGCAGCGATCGCGGTACTGGCGCCGGGCCGGGAAGTTGCGATCGAGCAGGTTTTCCGAACCCAGGGTCCAGTTCACCACGTAGTCGTTGGAGCTTGAGCTGACCACCATGAATTGCTCGGAGAAATCCGCGGGGCTGTTGATCGAGTCCTGGTGAAAGATTTTCAGAATCACCAGAAAGCCGACGCCGCCGTTGTACTGCTGCATCCGGGCCTGCAAGTCGCCGGATACGTCCTGCGCGCTGATGCTCATGTTGGCCTGGGCACCGGCTTCGTAGGTAAAGTTCGCCTTAAACGGAAACGCCGTGTATTGAATGCCGTCGAGCGTCATATCCTCGTTGTTGCTGACCAAATGCAGAATCTCGATCGGCACCAGGCTGTTCAACTCTCGAACGTGAACTTCAATCGCCACCAAAAACGTAGTGTCAGAGGCAATCAGGTTTTTGGCTTCAATACTGCCCAGAGAAAAGGACGTGCTCATTTACACCTCGCGCAATTTGAATTGCAGGTTCCAGCGGTGCTCCCCGCCGATGCCGATGTACTTAAAGCCGAGCGTGCCTTGAAAGCGCACGGACAGCGTTTGATTGGTGGTTGGGTCGTTCCAGGTAAAGATGTTGGCCGTACCCCTGACGCTCTCCCAGAAGCTCTCTAAGAGTGCTTTGTCTGCGTTAGTGATCTCGGTAAACCCAGACTCGAAATCGCGCCCAGGGGCGCGTGTACCGCGCGGTCTGGTGATCTCGTACCCGTCTTCGGTGGTGCTGCTGATCGTGTTGTCCCGATGCTCCACAGAGAAATACTGCGAGTCTTCTTTTTCGATCATGCCTGCGGGTGGAAAGTTGGCCATCTGTGTCTCACTTGGTCAGGGCGGATTTGAGCCCGCTGCGGAAGTTACCCGGGCGACTCGCGCCCGACAGCACGATGTCCAGAACGTAACGCTCACCGTCAAAGCTGGGCTGACCCGCTTCGGCCTCCATTTGCTCGCCGGACTGGTTCAGCAGATTCACGGTGACCGACGGTGCAGAGTTGCCGCCGCTGGCACCGCTCATGGTCACCGGAATGGTGCGACCGTCGGGTAGCGGTACGTAGGCTTCGGGTTGACGACCTTCGCCGTACAGGGCCAGCTGGGGCTTGTTCGCGATGCCGCCGTTGCTGTACGCCTTGAGCGCCAGCGAGCCTTTGTTAGTCATAATGCCGCCATTGGCAAAGGCTACGCCGCCTGGGCTTACACCGTATCCGTCGGCCGTCATGGCTGCACCGCCGCCGGCGAACATCGAGCCCAGACCCATCACGATGCCTGCGGCGGCTTTTTGCATCTGCATCTTGATGATCATGCGGGCGAACTCTTCCACGAAGCTGGAAAGCTCAAGCTTGCCTTCCATTAACCCGTCGGTCAGCGTATCGACAAACGAGGTCATGGTGTTTGTCCACAGATTCTGCATCTGTGCGGTGCCGTCGCCCCACTGCGTAAGCAACTCCTGCATGGGCGTTTTCATGTCGTCGGCCATTTTACGGCTAATGGCATCCATGTAATCGGCAAACGCTTGCAGCTGCTCCGGGGTCAGTTCGTCGTTGGCGGCTTTCCAGGCTAGGGCCTGTGCGCGCAGCTTGTCGTACTGAGCCTCCACTCGCTGCATTTCCGGCAGCAGCTCGGTGTTCATGGCGTCGGTCGCGGATTGGATTTGCTGAACAGTGGCAGCGCGGGCGTTGATGTCGATCTGCCGGCCCAGCTCCGCAAGTCTGGCCAGACCCTGCTCTTTGCCTTCTTTGTTACTCAGTGCGTCCAGTTCTACGCCGACTTCGGCCAACTTGGCTTTCAGTTTCTCAGCTTCAATCGCATCGCGCAGCAGCGGGTTGCTGTTCTCGCGCTGGGTGAACTTGCTGTTGACCATGCCGGTGAGTTGATCGATGCGCTCCATGGCGTCGGCGAATGCTTTGGTTTCGGCGTTCTGAGCGTCGAACTTTTTACGCAACTCCCACACTTCAGCCATTACGTTACGACCACGAGCGAGATCAGTCGCCAGAAGCTCGCCAAAAGAGCCCATCGCGTTCATGGCTTCAAATTCAGCCAGATAGGCGTTTTCTTCTTCTGCTTTGGCGTCGTACTTGGCGGCAATTTTACGCTTAGACAGTAGGAACTTCTCGAACGAGTCCAAAGCCGCATCGTTCTTTTTGTTTTCGATCGTCTCGACGTTACCCGCGTCGCCGTCAAAAACCTCAAGCGCTTTGGCTTTGGTTTCTTCGGCTCTCTTCATGCGCTCCTGCGCGTCGATCACGGCGGCATCGCCAGCTCTGGTGTTTAGAGCGCGCTGCTTTTCAATTTCAGCTGCCTGCAGCGCTATCTGCTCATCGTAGAATTTAGCGGTGCCAGCCAGCTGCTTACCTTCAATCTCTTTTCTTTGAGCCGCAAACTCAGCATCTGTTTTGGCGCCTCTATCATTGATGGCGTCCTGTAATTCTTTTTTGGTGGCGTTTCTGAGATCGCGCAACTGAGTGGTTGCCAGGTTCTGAATGGTGCGCTCAAACGAATCGACAGCCGCAGTTCGCTGCTCTTCTCTGGATACCTTAATGATTTGCTTGGACGCATCGTAAGAGTTAATTGCAAAAAGTCGATCCAGCTTCGACTTCTCAATTTGCAGCAGCCGGTATTGCTTGATTTCGCTTGCTCGATTTCGCAATTCAGCGGGAGTCATACCCGTCTTGTCGCTTTCCATGACGCCGGAATCTTTGATGGTAGCCATCTGCTTGTTGATTGCGTCGTAGCGATCAACCTGCGCCTGAAGCGCGTCTGTCTGCTCCTTGGTGACAAACGCAGGATTTAAACCATCAATGGCCTTGGCCGTGTCATACGCCTTGTCTTTGAGCTTGTCCATACCAAACATGAGTGCCGGCAGAGCGATCATGGCGACACCGATCCAGCCACCCATCGCCGTCCACAAACCTCTGAATGCAGCCGCTGCTCGATTCGCTGCTACAGCAAGCTGCGCCAAAACCACACTCTGAATCCGAGCGTTGGTGTTGAAGTTGCGGTTAAAGCCGTTAATGATGCGAATCCGCTCGCCGGCCCGGGTCATCTCGGTACGCATGGTGCGGAAGCCACCCGTAGTTCTGGTTATCGCGCCTCTGACCGCCGTGAACCCGCCGACCAGAGATGTCCAGTTGTTTTTAACCTTCATAACGAGCCAGAAAGCGGCGGCGTATTTGGTCACGTCTACAATCACGTCGCGGTATTTGTACATCTCGGCGATGACGAGGGCGACGCTGTTGATGGTTGAAGTCATGGCCTGGCCCAGCGTCTGCATGGCCTGAAAGAACGCCGGGTTTTGCATGAAGTCTTCCACGAAGAAGCTCAGCTGACCCTTGGCGGCGTCGAAGAACCCGGCTTCACCGATAACTTTGGCAGCCATGGTGAACGACGTTTTCATGCGGTTGATCAAACCGTCCCAGGTTTCCGACATCATCAGTGCGGCGCCGGAGTTCTCGATGTTCATCTGGCGACCCATGGCGGTCAAAGCGTTCTTGGCTTCCAGCGTACCGGTGGACACCACATCCACCAGTTCGGCCATGGTGACGCCCATGGAGCGAGCCATCACCTGCATTGCATCAGGAACGGCTTCACCGAGCTGCTGACGCAATTCTTCCATCGAGATGACGCCTTTGCCGGACATCTGCTGAATCGCCACAGAGGCGCGCTTAAGCGATTCTGCGCTACCACCAAACTTGGCCACGGAATCCACAAGTCCCTGAAACAAGCCGTCCATTGGGTCCAGGCCAGCGGCTTTAAACTTTACGAAGGAGTCGGTCAGTGCGGCGATTTCAAACGGCGAGCGACGCGCCATGTTGAACAGGAAGTCCATGCTCTTGGTCGCGTCTTCTTGCGCTTCGGCAAAGCCACCGGTGACGGTGGACAGACCCACCATCAGTGTCTTCATCTTCTCAAGCTGGGCGTTCGATCTGATCACCGCCATGGGCATGGCGAACAGCAGTGCGTTGACGTTTTCTAAGGCGTGACGAGCAAGACCCAGCACAATAACGGTGTCGCGCAGAGAGCGACCCCACCGGCGGTGTGCGTCTGCGTGTCTATCCAGCGATTGATCGCCTTCTCTGAGTCTGCGGCCGAAGCGACGTAAGTCGCCCTCTGCACCAGAGATCGTGCCTCTGAAGTTTGCATCATCTAACTCAAGCCGTATTACGATCGCACTGGTGCTCACTTAACCTCCGGTCATCATCTTTGCAAATTTCATCTTGCGATCTTCATCGCCTTTGACGATTAACGAGCGCTTGATTTCGGCTGTGTCTCCCAACTCCAACACCAGAATGTTTGTGGTCTTTTCCAGTGCGTCTTGATTCGTGAGCGCTACGCCGACGTTGATGCCGCGTAAGTCAGACTCCGCACGTATGCGGGCAATCTGACGCTCCATGCTCCAAAAACGACGAGAGGGCATTCGTAAAATTTCCTCGTCGTTCATGCCGTAGAAGTGGGAAAACCGTGCAAAGATGAACGCGAAGTCCAGCCCTACGACTTTTTTTCAGGCTCGCCTTTGTCTGCGGCGTCTTTGGTCACGGTCAGCATGTCGGCCGCCGCGTCGTTCAGTTCCTTGTCATTCAGGAACTCAACAATCCGAATCATTTTTTCCAGGCTCAAACCGCCCACTACCTTCTTTGGCATGGAGGGTAAAATGTCCTGAACGGTCTGACGCATGTTGGCTAAAAACGCCAAGGGATCGTTTAAATCCTCGCCGCTGTTTTTAGTGGCCTGCATACGAGAGATCATCTGGTCAACGGTCTGTTCGGCAACTTTGTACTGTGCACCGCCGAACTGAACCACTCGCTCGATAATGGCAAGTTCATCCAGATTAAGTAGTTTCACGTCACTCATGGGTTTCTCCGATGGGATAATTGGCCCCCGAGGGGGCCGCGACTTACTAACAGATAAGTAAGTCTATTACGCCGTAGCGGTCTTGTCACCATAGGTGAACAGCAATCCGTCTTGTGTGCGGTCTGGGTAGCCCTTGAACGTGGTGTTGAATACTCGCTCTTCGTCGTACTTGTACGCGAAGTTCATGGCGCCGGCGGTTGCTGCCAACGGAATGATCAAGTCTTCTGACACGTCGGAGTCTGGCAGGTTGATCGGGTGCAGAATCAACTCTTTGGCGCGCGACAGCAAAGAGATGCCGGTGCCGGAAGTGATCTGTGCCTTCATCTTGGTCGGATCGGCGCTGTCCACGACCTTGGTTGTACCTGGCATCAACAGAATCATGTTGTCCAGAGTGGTTTCGGCCAAAGGCGCCGACACGGTGATGTTACGACCCATGATGGTTTCGTTGGCAACGGTGTCACCGAACTGATCCACTTTGGTTTCTTTGGTGGTGGTTTCGACAGTCACCTCGACGCCGCCCATGGTCAGACCGAGGTCTTGGCCATCGAACGTAATCTTGCAGGTGCCCATTTTGATGTTCTCAGCAGAACTGGCCATGTATTCGTCTCCTAAACGGGTTGGGTGAACGCAAACTCAAAATTAACGGACGCTTCCAGCAATCGACTTTCGGCGCGTGGGAAGACCAAAGGGTTGTTCATGGGTATGATGAACCGGAAGTTCATGTCGCCAATCGTTACCCCCTGGACAGTAAGCGCGTTGGACACGCTGTTCAGAGTATCAATCAGATCGGCGTGCAGTGATCCGCGGGCAATCACCTGGAACTCGCCACGACGCAACTGATTGACGTATTTGTTTCGGAGTATGGGCATCTGCGAGGTCACCAGCAGACCCCGGTTTACAGCTTCGGGCATCCCGTAAGCGAACAGGTCACGACCCGGGTTGCCGAGTCCTTTGCCTTGCATGTACTGAACGATGCTTTCCAGATTCATCAGCGTCTCACCTCGTCGGCAACAATGGCTTTCGCCTTGGCGGTAATCTGAGGCTCAAGCTCTTGCCAGGCCCGGCTCAGGTACTTTGCCCCGACCTTCTTGCCGTTGGAGTTGGCCTTGGCTTTGGACGCATCGCCGAGGTTGTAGACGCCTTCGTGCATCAGCACGTCGTAGCGTTCGCCGTACTTGGCGTAGCCTTCGCCCAGTTTGCTTGGGTCCACGCCGACGGTTTCAACGGCGCGAGCGCGGCCCATGAAGCCTTCTTTGCTTTCGGCCACCACGATCGCTTCTTCCAGATTGCCCTCGTCGACCGGGGCAAACTCGCGCGCCAGATCGCGAATCTTGATGGCTGAGTTACGCATGTGGCGCAGCAGTTTCTTGCTGGTGCGCTGCTCTGTGCGTCGCAACTTGACCACCGTCTCGCTCAAACCAACCACTTTTAGTCCCATCGGCCTATGTCCACTTGATAGTGATTCACCAGCCCGTCCATGTCGTAGCGCGGGTACACGTCCAGAATTTCATAGGCGGTTCCGCGCACGGTGATCAGATCGCCGTTGAGCGGGGCGATGCGATTCTCAATCAACAGCCGACCCTTAACCACGCTTTCATCAGCTCTGCCCTGAGAGCCGGACTTATCGGTACGAATGGAGGTGGGTTGCGTCGCTTTCTCAATGCGCGCCACCGACAGCCCGACCGATCGAGAGCGACCGTAAGTGGCCTCCCCTGTTACGGAGAAGCCAGTGGGGCTTTTAATCTGCCCGCGCATTTGCGGCATAAACGTACTGGATGGAAACATAGCGCCATTTTACCAAATCTTGACCACAAAACATACTAACGATCAAGTATGCCGTGGATGAGCAGAGTTGAGCGCGGGTGCATCTTGTCGCGCTGCACGGTTTCAAAATCACCAAGGTTCATCATGCGTGTTGCCTCTAACGCATTAGATAAGGCGCAGACCAGATCGCCCCGGGCCAGCAAGAGTGCATACACCAGAGCATTGGTCAGTGAGAAAAGATTCTGTTGCGTCTCAATCTGAACATACGCGATCGACTTGGTTCTGCGACCCAGGCTGTCCGGCCGGTACATCAGTTCGATGATGTCGGTGGGTAGTGGATTTATATCGCCGGGTGCCGTCAACTGCCGCAGTCGTTCGCGGCGACGCAAGATCACTAGAAATGCCTGGTCCCGCTGCATCTGCGCCATAAAGCAGCGCTCTATCTCTTGCGCTGTAAGCGACTCCAGATCACGACTAGCACTCTGGGTAGCATTGCTGCGAAACACGTCACCAGCGAGCTTGTACGAGCTTGCAGCGGCAACCTGAGCAGCTGACACCGCTAACGTGCGAACGGTGGTGCGCTTTAACTCCAGATGCGCTGCCATGCGTCGCTCGAACAAGCCGATCTCACTGGCTTGAGCGCCGGAAAGCACTGAGTCGCCGTACCAACCGCGGTACAACCCCGACAGCTCTTCGTACAGAGCGGCCAGGCGACTTGCCGCGATCATCAAGTCAGAGCGAAACTTAGCCGCGTCCAATGCGCGCACCCCAGTTGACAATGCCACGCAGCTCATCAATGGCCGCACGACAGCAAGGCAGGCTCAACGGCTTTGAGCTGCGAAAGAAGTGGGCGCTCTCACCGGCCGAGTCGGAGATCAAGCCAGCGCGACGCCGGGCCTCAATCGGGTTACCACCCAGAACGTCGTCAGCCTCGATGACCTGGGCGCGCAGCAGGCGCTGGTAGGTTTTTGGCGCCAGATTCAGGATGTCCACATCGATCAGCTCACGCGTGGAGCCCTTGTCAAAGCTGTCAGTGCCGCGCAAGTCTTCAAACCGCACCGGCAGCTGGCCCAGGTTGTTCCAGGCTTGCGTCAGTGCGGAAATCTGATCGTCCTTGGTGGCGTAATGAAACGTCTTGAGGTGAATCATTTCAGACGCGATAACCAGCATCTCGGGCAGCGTTGAAAAGGAGTTACTACCCACCACCAAAGCTTCGCCGCTTCGGATAAAATAGACGATCTCAAAAATCTGAGAAAGGCCGTTTTCATCGGTGGCGTCAATTTCAACTCGACGGTAATTCTTGGCTTCGCCTGGCTCCAAATCATTGAGCGTGGAGCTTACAATCAGTTGGGGCCGATCGTAGCTGTACAAATCCACCGGTTGCGCCGTCGCGATCTGACCCACTGCGGTGTACAGCGAATAGGCTGCGCTGACGATAGAGAGAAAGTTGCCGTCGGCATCCACAAACTCCGGGTACAGCGTAATGTCCTTGCTGGCTCGATACGACGCAATCACGGTTTAGCCCTCGATCAGTGAATCAATGTCGTGAATGCCGCCCGAACCGCGCACGTCCGCTGGGTTCTTAAGCGGCGGCGTGGCCTTTGCGGTGGGCGTGGCGGCGGCGTCTTTGGCTTCCTGGTTGGCCTTGATGGCCAGCAGGCTTTCGATGATCTCGGAAATGGAGCGACCGCGAACGTCGTACTGATCGGCGACCTTGCGCAGACCCAGAATGCCTTCTTTGTCGGCAACGTCTTCCAGCTGGGCTTTTGTAAAGTCGTAGCTGATCAGCTTGGACTTTTTCGCCGCTTCTTTGGTCTTTCCGGTCTTGGTGCGCACGATGAACTGCAGCGGCTCACGAGGCGCGACGCCGGTATTCTTCGCGTTGGCCATGCGGTAACCCATTCCCAGAGGTTCGCCTTCGTCGTCGGCGTTAACCACCTTCATGAAGGCGCCAATACGCTCGGCAGAGAATTGACTCATGGACTCGACAGAGACGCCGTTTTCAAAGCGCGTGCCTTCCATGATGCCGTTATAGGTTTCAAATCCGGGTTGTACAATTTTCACTACGGGCATGTGGGTGTTCTCCTGTTAGAAAAAAGGGGCGCCTTGAGCGCCCCTTTATTACTTACCGCTTAGTATGACTAACAATTAAATGTTAGTCACGCCGCGCAAGGCTGCCATAGACTGTGTGGATTTCAACACCAGACCGTGATACCACTTCAGACGTGTACGGTTCGCGTCCTTGTTCTGAACGGTGCCGATGTCTTCCAGAGAGAAGCCAGCGTTTTCGCCGCCGAACAGACCGTGAAGGCCGTCAGCTTCGTTGAAACGAATGGCGTAAATGGAAGCCGTGTTGGTGTTGGTACCCTGGGAAATATTGCCTTCAACCCAGTCGTTGACGATGATGGGTACGCCGTCGTGCGCAGGAACCATCAGGCCAAAGTTGTTGATCTGCAACTGGCCGCCGGTGTTACCACCTGCCAGACGCCACAACTGCTTAAGCGCGTTCAACGTGCCCTGGCGCATCATCAGCGCGTCTGCGCCGTTCTTCACCGCAGACAACAGCTCGTCCAGCATCGCCAGGTCAAGGGCTGCGCCGTTGGTGCCGGCTGCCAGCTCCATACCGGTGTCCTTACAAATCTGGTTGATGCCGTCGAACTCTTTAGCGCGAACACCTTCGTCACCCTGAACCAGAGTACGCTTGAATTTGCGCATCATGCCTTTGGCTTTCATGGCAATCTGCACAGCGCGCTGGCTGTTGGTGTCGGACATGGTGCCGTCGAAGAACTTGTCCACGTCCACGTCGCCGATCAGAATCTTCAGCTTCGCGACGTGTTCGGTCACAGAGCTGGCTTCTTCCGGAATGGCTTCGTTCGGGTCGAGGTACACGCCTTCGGACAGTGATTGCTCACGGTTATAAACCAGAGCCTTGGAGGTTACTTTTTGAAAAGGCAGCATTTCAAGCAGCCCTTCACGGTCGATGATTTCCTCAACAACGCCTTGCAGCAAGGTGTTGTTGCTCATGCTTTCGGCTACGGTGCGCAGCAATGGCATTATAAATCTCCTTTAAACACGAAAGACAGAGGGATCACCGACCATCGGCAATCCTCACTGATTTGCTTTTGTGAGGGCGTTTAGACCCTGTTCAATTTTTCCGAGGCCGCGCACTTGCGTGACGCCTTTCTCGGCTGGATTAAGACCGATCTCACTCTTTGAAGCAGCTCCGGCTTTCAGAGTGGTGCGAACCAGGCTCTTATGGTCGGGGTGTGCCATGTGCAACTCGGCAATGGCTTGCTCAAAGGTCTTCGGGGTGCCATTGGCATCCACCATCACGGTGCGTTCTGCTGCGCCGCGTGGCTTGTCGTAGGGCACCATCTGTCCATTTTCAAATTCAAAATAAGTACCGAACTCTTTCTGCGCGATTGTCGCGGGCAGCGCAGAGCTTTTACTGATGAACTCGGACTTGCGGAACTGCTCGCCCACCGTCAAGCTTTCAACTTGGCTCAAAGCCGCCTGCAGAGCTTGTTGTGTGGTGGTCAATTCGCCGACCTTGGTTTCAATCAGCTTGGCGTTTTCGGTACGCATTTGTTGAACGATGCGGTCGTACTCACCCTTCTTTTCCAGGTCAGTGCGCTCACGCTCTTTGGCGTCGTCTGCAAGTTTGCGAGCTGTGACAGGATCAATGCCGTCGTATTGAGTCTGGATGTCGGCGTGCGTCAACTCCAGAGTCCGGAATTTCTCCTTCCACTTCATAGTTTCTTTGAGTAACTGTGCTTCACGATCGGTCGGCTTGTTGCCGTCGCCCGCTTTTGCAGCAAGAGCTGCTGCGGCTGCGGCTGCATCGCCTTCACCACCTTCATCACCGTTACCACGATCACCATGACCACCGTCAGCGCCATTCTCTTGGCCTGTTGGTGCTGGGTCACCCGTTCCTGCAGCGCCAGCGTCTGCTGCTGGACCACCGCCACCTGCTGCACCTTCATCGCCCGCAGGGGCCATGTAGATACCGCGGGTTTCGAGCATTCTACGCATCAATCTACTCATTTCTTTTCCCCTTGACCTGTCGCTTGGTCAGATTCTTTGCGCCGGCTCTCTTGGCGCGTTTTGGTGTCTGACTGCTTTTCACCGGCCCCGCTACGATCGCGAGAGGCTTCTTCAGTCAGACGGTTTTTGGCTTCTTCAACACTGGTATTCTGAATCTCTACTGCCACCTCAATGCTTGCTTCAAGACGGTCGCGCCAGGATTTGATTTCGCTTTCAAATTCTTTGCGGTCTTTGAGCGAGGCACCACGGAACAGCTTCTCGGAAATTGCAGTCATCTGACGAGCGCGCAACGCAATGGGCGCCTCGATCAGACTGAGCTTTATGGCAATGTCGATCTCATCCCAGAGTCCGATCACATCGAAACTCTCGGGGTACTTCACCAATTCGTTGTCTTCGGACAGCTGGGCTTCTTCGCCGGCAAACGCCGACACCATCCGGATCAGTTCCAATTCAAACGATTGCATGGCTTGCGCTTTGGACAGCAGCAGCGAGTTGACCCGCTCAAAGTCCTTGGCCTTGGCCACGCCCGAGCTGTTATCGACGCCCTTGGCGTTGTCCTGCTTGGTGCGCTCACCGGCCAGGCCGACTGAGTGGTATATCTCGTTGATGATCTGCTGGATCGCCGACATGATCAGTTCGGCTTGCTTGGGATCAGGGCTCAGGTAGAACGGCATTCCGCCGCCCTCACCGTCAAAGGTAAAAATGCGCTTGGTGCCGGCTTCCAAGACCTTGTTGGTGGCTTCGTCGCCCGGCATTAGATTTTGCGCAGGAATGGCCAGCTGCGAAAACGTCTGATCCTGAATGATCGCATCCAGGTTCGACAGGTAGTTGGCAACGGCTCTGTCCAGGTACGCAACGTCGTTAATCAGTGCCGGGACGGTGTAGAGTGCATCTGACGGTACGTTGTCGGCGCGAATCGCAGGTACAAAGCCGAGTCTGTGATCGCCGCTGTCTTCGATCTCGTAGTTGCCCACAGCAGCCAGAGCGGCGTCATCAACGCTGGCGTTGCTGGTGCGGTAAACTTTGGAGGCATCCACGGCTTTCTGATTGGGCTTCATCTCGCGGAACAACACCCATTGCTGGCGAGTCCACAAGCGGTATTGAATTTTCACATCGCCGGACGAGTCGAACGGGTCTTGGTCGTCGCGGTACGTTTCCTGAGTCAGCAACCAATTCAGCTTGCCGTCTGCACCCCATGAGAAATCCCGCACCTGGCTGGGACGGAGAATGTAGGCGTAAATGCGACCTTCGGCGTCTGCCACGTCCTGCTCAGAAGCGTTTTCAGCGACTTCGGTCATGGTCGAATCCACAATGACCCAGGGGCAGCCAAACACGGAGGCTTTTTGCGACACGGTACGAGCGAAATCTGAAATGTTCATACCGGCGCCATCAACGTCTTTCCAGAACGCCTGTACGGAGGCGGGTGCGTCGGTGGTGTTGCGACTGGCTTGAGCGCGGAACAGGTACTTGTTGATCAGATCAACGACTTCGCGGGTGTGATTAAAGCGATACGCCCGATCAATGCGGTCTTTGTATTCCTTGTCCCCTTCTTTGAAATACTGAAAAATGTTTCTCTTGAACCAGTCGCGGCCGCCGTTATACGTCGCCTCTAAAAACAACCAATGCGCGTGCATCTTCGTGTAGTCGGGATGCACACGAGTTACAAGGGCATTGATTTTATCGGTCGAGGGCGTTGTCATTGGCGGCAGAACACAACCTTTGAAAATAGGAACCTGAATTTATCATACTCACAAGTAAGTAAGCAACTAAATGGAAACGCCCATCACTTCGATCTTGCGCATAGGGCGCTCGATGTCGATGCAGTAACCGATGCCGTCGATAACGTGCTCCACGCCCGGGCCCTTATCCACTTCGCGAGAGCCGGACTTGTACAGCGTCTCTTCCAGACCTTTGATGGTTTCACGGCAGGATTCATTAACGTAAAACCTAATGCGCCCCGAAGCGGTCATCAGCTGGCGATTCACCGAGTTGATACGATCGGCGACGGCCGGGTGCTTGCGCTTGAACTTGAGACGCTTGAAGCCCTTCTCGCGGAAAATATCCAGGTCGCTCTCGCCCCGCGCCGAGCTGCGGTTACCACCGGCCGGGTCAGGGTAGATCGTCATGGCGTCGGTGTGGCGCCAGAAACGTCGTTCCAGCTCGTCGCAGGTTTCGGCGGTGGAGCTGTTGCGCAGCACGATCTCATCCACCGCCCAGATGTCGCCGTTGGGCTGTGGCTGCAGGATGGCACTGCTCATCGGGTCGACGTTGAAATCCTGGCCCACCCAGATCGGCAGCTTTGGATTGAAGGGGTACTGACCCACATGCGTGTTGCGATCAAACGCGTGATACACCCGCCCGGACATGGATTCGAACGAGGCGAGAAACTCCTGCCTGAACGATTTCGGGTCCATGTCGTCCCGAGCGGCTTCGATTTCCTCAACCGGTATGAACGGGCTGGTGATCGTGGGGAACTGCCAAGAAGCCCATTGCGCCTTGTTCTTGTCCTGACCCAACTTGTACACGTCGTACAGATTGGCGTAACCCTTTGGCGTGTTGTGGCTGATAAAGCCATTACTCCAAAAGCTGTGCGTCTCTGGAATGGTGAAGTCATAAGTCTGAGCGTGACCATCGGTAACCGCGGTGACTTCATCCCAGAAGTAGAAATCGCCAACCAGCTGATCAAGCTCGCTTCGCGCATTGCACTTCGCGAGAGGGTACCGATCGAGAACTCGAATCAGCTTGTCGTATGCCACAACCTTGCCAGTCTGACTAAAGTCCGACGACTTGATGCTGTAGCCGACTGACTTCACTTCCGCCTTGAACGCGCTCAGAAGCTCTTGAGCAAACGGAATGCCGTCTCGATTAGACTTGTCACTGACTGGCTGCTCGTCCAGATTCTTCTGCTTACGCTCTATTCGCAGTGCGATGTTGTCTCTGAACCGCGCCAAATTGCGAGCATAAATTACCAGGCGGTGACCATCAGAAGCTACCTTGGAGCGCTCCGTGGGTTGCGTTGTAACCACGGTGCGACGAGCGATAATGCCGAAATTACTTAGCAGAAGCTGCAAATCGCTAGACAGCTTCTCGCTGGCTGACACGTACCCTGCGTCGTTCTTTTTTGACGGGTCGCATACATACCCGTCACCATCCCACATGCCGGCAATGAAGTGTGAGGCCCACTCTCGACGACCCTGCATAACCCAATCAGCAATGAACTTCTGCGGAGCCTTAACAAGTGGCATTTTTAAGTGTCGCATTAGCTCAATCAGCTCATAGCTGTTGGCGACCCACTGATCGCTGCGACCGGATCGAGCCTTAAATTTAACACCGGCAACTCGCCCGGAAGTCAGGAAGTCGCCTACGCTTGCATCGCCACAAGTAATAATTAGACGTCCTGCTTTTTCTTCGTATGAGCCTTCGGCCGTCCACAGACCCAGAAAATACGCCAAGTCGTTATTCATGGAGTCGATGTTAATCCGAGTGGCTTTAGGGCCTCGCGTGTAACTTTCTTCCCTATTTGCTCGCCACTCAGAAATGTGCGTCGACCAGTCAGATAGCGGGTCTTTATCGCCCCAAACATTCATGCCGCGAGCAATCGCAACTCTGTCGCCTGGCTTCACGGCATCACTGCGGCGCCATTCGTAAGCGCCTCGATTCGTCATTGCCAAAATTGGATGGCGATGACTGGCTTCAAGTGCAAAGCCGAACTGAGTTTTGATTCGCTTGGTATCCACCACGCCGTTGTTCCAGAAGCCGTCTGCCGAGTGAAATTCATTGTGAATCCCAAAAAGCGGCAAGTCTATCGGCGATAGTGTTTTTTCTGGCTGACCCGGGTTAAAGCTCTCAATCGTGGTCATGCCGGCGCGTGGCAGAACCTTTGTATCACCTGTGACGCAACCGATAAACAGCGCACGACCGCGGTCTTTCGCCAGAGTGGGCCGGATAACCTTCTTCCAGGTGTCGGGCTTGATGTCCTGGAACTCGTCCAAAACGACGTAGAACAAACCCACGCCGCGCAAGCTGTCCGGGTTGTCTGCGCCTTTGAGTTCGATCACCGATCGATTGATCAGCTTGATCCACATTTCGGTGTGGTGGATTTTCTTGATCCAGCGTCTGGGTATGGAATCGATCAGATCGTCCCACATGATCTGCTTGGACATTTTGTAGGACGGGGAGATGTACCAGACTTTACGCTTTGGGCCGCCGGCCGCTTGTTTGATCAGCTCACTCAAGGCAAGGCGAGTGTTGTGAGTGATCATGCCTTCAGCGACGAAGTTGTGATTACCCTCGACCGTTAAATCCCACGTCTGAACGGTGTCTGCAAGCTCGACAGAGGTGACTTCTTCCCACGCTATATCACCGTCAGCGATCGGGTCGAAGTACCCGTCAGAGAAGTCCCTGAGTGCTTTAAAGCGGTATTCAGATATGCGCTTGCGACTTTGCTTGCGCCAGGAATTTAGCGACTCTCTCAAATCACTTGGTAGGTCACGAGCGACCGAGTAATTGTAGCCGCCGTAGATTCCCTTTTCGGTAGACTCGTAGCGCAGGTGCTTTACAAAATCTTCATAGGGTACCGGCAGGTAGCTGTTGCAGTTTCCTCGCGACCCTGCGGCGCAAGCGAGTGCGCTTGAGAGATATTGCTCCTTGCCGACGCAGCCAATTCGATCAGCAAAAATCTGAATAGCGACCGGAGTTGACGCGACATACGACCAACTCTCGAACGGCTTTCCAGATCGCTTGCTGATCGCGGCGTGAATTTTGTGGCGAATGGCCCCGCGAATGCCGAACTTCATCAGCAGGCTCGACAATTGGCGAGTCATTACTTCGTTCGCCAAACCCATTTCGAGCGACCATGTGTTCTTCGAGCGCTTTGAAATATTGCCGTCACAAGCAAAGAACAAATTCAGGAAGCGAGCAATTTGAGTCTCTGTCAGTTCAAAAATAACGCTCGGAATAATCTTGGTCTTGCTGTCCAGACCCCAAACGCCAAAGCGCTCAAGCATGGCCCGAGCTGGGTTTTTGGTGCCAGCTTGTGAGCCACCGGTGCGATCGCCATTGTAAAACGTCCAGTTAATTCCATCCTTTGAAGACATTTCGAGGTTGCCAAGCTTACCGGCGCAGTCTCGAAGAATATCCAGAATTTCCGGTGTCGTATTGGATACTGTGTATTTCGCGCCTTCGGCCAACCAGATTGCCAGGTAATCCAATTCGTGATCTGGAATCGTTTTGCTTCCGAAAGCCAGGTGTTTGGGTACCGCGACCAGATCGCCTGGCTGAATGTCACCGGCGTTTACCCAGCCGTTGTTAATCATCAGCGGGTGATTCGGTGTGCATTGGATTTGACGAGCCGCGGTTTTTACGCGAACAGTTTCCCGAACGCCGTTGTTGTGCAGGTGCTGCACTTGACGCGGCTCAAGAGCGTAGGTGTCTTGGTTGACGGTGAGTACAAGATCGCCGGCTTTGACTGACTCGACCGGAATCTCCCGACCGTCTGCCATACTCACCAGGGTTCCAGAGGCTAAACATTTTCCCCATCTGCGCCCGGCTACGACCACCTTGAAGCGGTGACCATCGAGTGAAACCATATCCTGTTTGGGGTGCAGAAGAAGTTCGGCCATTATGCCCCGCTGACATCAGCCAGTAGGTCATCGTCGTCCAGGTCATCGTTCGGATCGTCCAGACTCTCATTGCCAAAGCCGGAGGTCATTTCGTCGATCTCCCGGCGCTGAGCGTCGCGCATCTGCTGAACGTCGTGATCGGTCATGCGCCGCACCACCAGGTCTGGGATGTCGTCGTCCGGGGTTTCTTCGCGATCCAGGCGCAACACCCGCTCGGCGATCTGGTAGTTCGATGCCAGGGTTTTGGAGGCGTCCTGAATGGCCCGGATGTCATCGCGAATCGACGCCAGAGGCTTTTTGGCCTTGGTCGCCTCGTTGATCTCGTACAGCAATCGCCGCGAGAGCATCTGCGAGCCTTTCAAGTGCAATTCCTTGACCTGAGAAACCATCTCAATCAGCTCGGCGGCTTTTGATTTGGCTTCGTTCTCCATGGACTGGTTGATGGCGCTTTGCAGCGCTTTTTTGGCCGAGCCCTTGTCGATGTTTTCACGCTTGAAGCGGCGGTGCAGAGCGGCGGGGGTGATGCCAAATTTCTCAGAAAGCTCATCCAGAGTGTAATCGCCAGAGGCCCACATTTTTGCGGCTTTTTCAAAATCGTTGGCGTTCAATCTGGACATGGGTTGTTCCTGAAAATTGGCGGTCGGGCCTAGTGTGATCAGGGTGATCGAGGCAGGAAGGCCCAACCGCGCTCAGTGCGCAAAAGCGTCAAGCTGGATGCTCCCACATACTCACGAGTAAGTCAACGAATTGCATTTGTCAGCGCTTGCTTTGCAAATGCAGTCACTGATCGGGTGTTTTTAGCGCGCTGAAAGCGTCTACCGCATCGCTGGTGCGACGATCTCATACTGACTGGTGCGTATGTACCGGGTCGGTATTTCTGAGCGTCTGAGAGCGCTGTAGAGACGTGGTTAATTCAGCGCACCGGATGAAATTTCTACGAACCGAAAGTTTACGCAAAAATCGTTTGGATCCCGGAGGCTTCGTTGTCTGCGTTTTCCAAACCGAATCTGCTGAGTGTGCTGAGTCATTCCGGAGGTTTCTCGTTTCTGGGTTTTCAAGTGATGAATAGGATACTAATATATCTGATTTCGAAATTTGGACGTTTTTGCATTCCTTGTATACTTTTTTTTGTTGTATATTTAGTTTTTGTTTTAGTTTTAGTATTTAAGTCTTTAAGTCTTTATACAGGGAAGCAAAAACGTCCAACTTTTTTATATGAGTTTCTCATGTATGTTTTTAAGCTCTTGTATTAAATGATCTTTTTTGCGAAATCAAAATTTATGCGCTAAATTTGCTTTTCGATTAAGTGATTGATTACATTGAATAAAGCAAAATCCCCAAAATGGAAAAAGCCTAGAATTTCAGACCGCTCGAAAACACCCGGATTGACCCTATTTTTGGCAGCCTAAAAGGGCAAAAGGCGCGATTAAATGCCTTTTAAAAAAGGTATTTCTGGCGCCTCTGAGAGCCACGCCAGAATGAGGATTGCAGAAAAAGACAATTTACAAGTACAGTTCGATCACGTCATTGTCGTGTTCAAGCTGCCTTGGATCGACGTTTCGGATGATATAATCGTAGGCCATATTGGTTGGTTTGACCGGAACTACCCAGCGATCTCGGCGCAAAACCGCATCGCATTTCTCCACCATACCCTTATCCCCCAGAAACCGAAGCGTGAATTTCATGGCATGAATGGACACAGTATAGGGCGCCTTATCGCAAATTTCCTGGGCGTCCAGCCACCCTATTCTGCGGTTTTTATCGTCACGAATGCCCTCGCAAATGATCTCAAGAATCAGCCTTTGCTTCTTCGTTATCTTCACTTTGAACCCTCTCAAATGTGGCTTTTTGATCAAGGTAGTCGGTCAGTTTTTGTCGATCAAACGGAGCATCGGGCGCTTGCCAGTCGAACGCCGCAACGGGCAATCTTTTGGGCAGCTCAAGACCCAGGTCCGGGTTGCACCAGATGCCGTATACCGGTGTGGCAAACACCAACTGTTGCAACTCGCGCACCAGCATGGAGACGGTCAAGCCATCAACCCGAGAGGTGCCCTTGTTCATTTTGGCGCCGGTTTTCTCTTTCGCCGAATGCTTGTAGTAGAACAATCGGATGTCGCGAAGCATCGCCTCTCGCAGACGCTCGTTCATGCCGGCAAGTTCCTGTACTACGGCTTCGTGATCGGCCGGGTGACTGACAAACCGACTTTGAAAGAACTCCATGCCTTTGTCGTAAGCGCGGCTTTGGCGTAGGTGACCGTGCTTGAAGCCCGCCTTCAGGTCGAACGGGTTGAACTTGGACATCGAGCTTTGGATTTCGCAGTATTTGGCGCCGTACATGCGCATCGCCAGGTTCACCATGCGATAGCTGACACCGGTGCCGCGGTACAAAGTGTCGGTAACAATGCGCGCCGCCCGAGTCATGTTGCGGTTCAGCCACTTGGCGCGGTGCACGTTGGTGAAGTGAGTGTCATTGCCGGGCCGTATCTTCGGAAACAGGTCGTGACGCGGCCCCAGCATCAAGG